TTACGCAATTTTTTACGATAGTGTTAATATTGGTATTCTTGCAAACAAGGCATCTACCGCTAGGGAACTGCTAGGAAGATTACAACTTGCTTACGAGAATCTACCAAAGTGGATGCAGCATGGTGTGTTAGTCTGGAACAAAGGTAATGTGGAGTTAGAAAATGGCAGTAAGATATTGGCAGCTTCTACATCTGCAAGTGCTGTCCGAGGCATGTCGTTTAACATTCTCTTCCTCGATGAGTTCGCATTCGTTCCAAACCATGTTGCGGAGCAATTCTTTGCCTCTGTTTATCCTACTATTACTTCTGGTAAATCAACGAAAGTAATTATTATCTCTACGCCCAATGGCATGAATCACTTCTACAAGATGTGGGAGGATGCTAGGCGTGGTAAAAATGATTATACTACTAACGAAGTTCACTGGTCTCAAGTTCCTGGCAGAGATGCTAAGTGGAAAGAAGAGACGATTAAGAACACATCCCCAAGACAGTTCGCGCAGGAGTTTGAATGCGACTTCCTTGGATCTGCTGACACTTTGATTAGTCCAGCAAAACTACAAACTATACCATTCGCTGATCCGATTAAATCAAATGCTGGACTTGATATCTATGAGAGAGTCGAAAAGGATCACGAATATATTATTACTGTCGATGTTGCCAGGGGAATTGGTGGCGACTATTCTGCTTTCCTCGTGTTTGATATCACCACGATGCCGTATAAGATCGTTGCGAAGTACAGAAATAATGAGATTAAACCTGTATTGTTTCCCTCAGTAATTTTTCAAGTTTGCAAAGAATATAATAACCCATACGTTCTGGTAGAAGTAAATGACATTGGAGATTCTATTGCTGCTACTCTCAATTATGATCTTGAATATCCTAATGTACTTATGTGTGCAATGCGTGGTAGAGCGGGTCAAGTTGTGGGTCAAGGATTCTCGGGATCAAAAACCCAACTAGGAGTTAAGATGAGTGTAACGGTCAAGAAGATCGGTTGCTCTAATCTCAAAGCTATTATTGAAGAAGACAAATTAATATTCAACGATTTCCAGATCTTTCAAGAACTTACTACGTTCGTACAAAAGAAGCAAGCATGGGAAGCAGATGAAGGATACCATGATGACCTTGTAATGTGTATGGTTCTCTTCGCATGGTTAGTCATGCAGGAATACTTTAAGGAGATGACAGATCAGGATATCCGAAGAAGAATCTATGACGAACAACGTAATCAAATAGAACAGGACATGGCTCCATTTGGTTTCCTTGATGACGGTATGGGTGATGATACCTTTGTTGATGGAGATGGTAATCTCTGGGAGTATGGAGACAAGCAAGAAGAAGTCGGATACATGTGGAACTACTGATGAATATTGAAGACCAATTTTCATTAGAACACTTACTGTTTAAAGAAAGAAAATGCAGATCATGTGGAATTAAAAAAGATCTTATAGAAGATTTTTATCTTACTAGAAAAACTAAGAAAGGACATCCATCAGCATATGCATATGAATGTAAGGAGTGTACTGTCAAAAGGGTAATGGAATCTAGGAAAAGAAGAGATCCGTTTCAAGATTGGGGATATCCAGATTGGTAGTTCATGCACAGTTCACCACCTCTGAAGCATTCAAAAATCTAAATAGATTTAGATAAATTTGATATCTAAGAGGTAAAAACATGGCAAGTCAAGTCTCGCCTGGTGTTGTTATTAGAGAGAGTGATTTGTCCAATGCAGTTGTTGTAGGCGATGTAGCTATTACTGGCGCTATTGCTTCCTCATTCCGCAAAGGACCCGTAGGCAAAATTACAAACGTTAGTACCGAAAGGGAACTAATCGACACATTTGGAGCACCATCTGAGGCTAATGCCACTGATTGGTTGGTCGCTTCAGAATTCCTCCGTTATGGTGGAAGACTATCAGTTGTTCGTGCAGCAACTGCAGTTGTTAACGCAACAGAATCTGGCACTGGTGTTCTTATTTCTGATAAGGATGCATTTGATGCTGGAGTAACTTCAGAAAAATTTGCTGCTAGAGATGCAGGTGCAGATGGAAACAACCTTAGTGTTGTTATCGTAGACAGAGGTCCCGATTACACCATCAACAAAACCGGTCATGGTCTAGCAGTTGGTGGCACATACACCGATGATGCTGCTGTAGCACACGAAGTTTATGAACTAAATGGCGCTAACAGTTTCAGAATTATCAAAGGAAGTGCTGCTCCAACTCCTGCTGCAGGAGATACCGCTGTTGTATATTCAGCATCCGATTGGAACGCACGTCAGATTGGCGCAACTGGTTTGACATTCAAATCAATTGCTCCTCGTCCAGGCACTAGTGCTTATGCTGCAGAGCGTTTCTTATCATATGACGAAGTGCATGTTGCTGTAATTGATACTGCAACTAATACAGTTCTTGAGAGAATGACATATCTCTCCAAACTTACCGATGGTAAGTCTCCCGAAGGTAATTCAACTTACTGGAAGGATTATGTAAATCAGTATTCTGGTTATATCTACGCTGGTGTTGCTCTAAGCGCATCGGAAGTTACAACTGCCGGAGAAGATCCTGGTGCAGCTGCTGCATCCTATGGTGCTACTGCTGGTGCTCCATTAGTATTAGCAAGAATTCTTCCTACTGCAGGTGGAGCTCTTTCTGGTGGTACTGATGACTATGCATATACTGCTGGCGAAGTTGGTGCTGCATACGATCTATTCTTAGATACAGAAGCAACGGAAGTTGATTTTGTTCTTATGGGTGGCGATGCTGCTGACGAAACAGACACAATTGCTAAAGCATCTTCTGTTGCTGCTGTTGCTAATAGCAGAAAAGATTGTGTTGCATTCATCTCACCATGGACGGGTGCTCAAATTGCAACCTCTGGTGGTAGTGCATTAACTCCAGCACAACAACTAACAAATACACTAGACTTCTTTGAAAACATTGGTTCTAGTTCCTATGTTGTTCTAGACAGTGGTGTTAAGTATACATACGATCGCTTTAACGACAAGTATCGTTATGTTGGTTGTAATGGTGATGTTGCTGGTTTGTGTGTTTCAACTTCTGCAGTTTTAGATGACTGGTTCTCACCAGCAGGTCTAAACCGTGGTGGTTTGCAAAACGTTGTTAAGTTGGCATTCAATCCCAACAAAGCACAACGCGATGATCTCTATACAAATAGAATCAACCCAATCGTTTCATTCCCTGGTTCTGGTCCTGTTCTCTTTGGAGATAAGACTGGTCTTGCTTCACCTTCTGCATTCGATCGTATCAACGTTCGCCGTCTCTTCCTTAATGTTGAGAAGAGAGCAAGAGCTCTTGCAGAAAGCGTAATCTTTGAGCAGAATGATGCTGTAACACGTTCTAATTTCAATTCTTCTATTGCTTCTTATCTCTCTGAGATTCAAGCACGTAGAGGCGTAACAGATTATCTAGTTGTTTGCGATGGAACAAACAACACTCCTGAAGTTATCGACAGGAACGAATTCGTTGCTGAACTATACCTCAAGCCCACCCGCTCTATTAACTACGTAACTGTCACAGTGACTGCTACGAAGACGGGTGTTTCTTTTGAGGAAGTAGTTGGTAGAGGTTGATCGATACTAGATAAAACATAACGAGGTAAACAACAATGGCAACGTCAAACGTAAGTCAATTTCTTCAGACAATTGGGCAAGGTGTCAAGCCCAATATGTTCTTGGTTGACATCAAATTCCCAGATGAATTAGGTGGTTCATCTACAGCACTAGGAACTGATCTTTCAAATATTCTTTGTAAGTCAGCAGCACTTCCAGGTTCTAACTTGGGTGTTATTGAAGTTCCTTTCCGTGGTAGAACAGTTAAAATCGCAGGTGATCGCACCTTCGATACATGGTCTGCAACCTTCTTCAATGATAAGAACATGGAACTCCGTGGTCTATTTGAAGAGTGGGCAAATCAACTTAACACCCATGAAGCAAATACTGCTCCTAGGTTCCTACCTGATACTGCAAGCACTGGATACATGGCAAGTCTCTATGTTACTCAACTAGAGAAAGATGATAAGGAAGGTGGTTCTGCAATCAGAACTTACAAACTCCATCATTGCTTCCCAACCAACATCTCTCAAATTGATCTTGCTTATGATAGCAACGATCAGATTGAAGAGTTTACAGTTGAATGGCAGTATTCCTTCTTCACCGCGCAGAAGGAAAATAGCGAGACCTCTGGTTCCGCTAATGTCAAGGGCACTGCATCTGCTAAGTCTGTGGTCTGATAAATAGTTGGAAGCGCACAAGTTGAATAGATAATCATGAGTCAGTTATTTGGCTTCCAAATTAACAGAAAAGAGGGGCAGCGAGGTCAATCTCCTGTCCCTCCTTCTGCTGAAGATCCAGTTGCAGTAGCCGCTGGTGGGTATTATGGAACGTATGTAGATACGGATAATCAAGCTCGTAATGAGTATGAGATGATCCGTCGTTATCGCGATATGGCAATTCACCCAGAAGTGGATAGTGCTGTAGATGAAGTTGTGAACGAGTTTATCGTAAGTGATGCTTACGATTCTCCCGTAGAAATTAACTTAGATAATCTAGGTGTTGGTGCTGGTGTTAAAACTAAAATTCGTAATGAGTTTGAGTATATCAAAAGACTTTTAAACTTCGACAATCGAGCACATGAGATTGTCCGAACTTGGTATATTGATGGACGTTTATTTTATCATAAGGTTATCGATTTAGATAATCCCAAAAAAGGTATTACAGAACTTCGTTATATTGATCCGATGAAGATCAAGAAAGTTCGTCAAAAAATTGACAATACTCCAAAAGATTCTCTAGCGAAAGCAGCAATCAAAGGCACGGCGCTTGAGTATGAATATGGAACATTTATTGATTACTATCTTTACAACCCAAAAGGTTTCTATAAAGGTGGTGCTCTAGGACCGATTGGAGATATGTCTTTGTCTCAGGGTGTCAAGATGGCAACTGATTCAATTACATTCTGTCCCTCTGGACTACAAGATTTAAACAAAAGAATGACTCTTGGTTTCCTACACAAGGCAATCAAGACTCTCAATCAATTAAGAATGATTGAAGATTCAATTGTTATCTACAGATTATCACGCGCACCTGAGCGTAGAATTTTCTACATCGATGTTGGCAATCTACCTAAGGTAAAAGCGGAACAATATCTTCGTGATGTTATGAGTCGCTATCGTAATAAGCTAGTGTATGACGCAAATACTGGTGAAATGCGTGACGACAAAAAGCACATGAGTATGCTTGAGGATTTCTGGTTGCCTCGTAGAGAGGGTGGACGTGGTACTGAAATTACTACGTTGCCTGGAGGACAGAACCTAGGTGAGCTCAAGGATGTTGAGTATTTCAAAAAGAAACTATACAACTCACTGAACCTACCACCTTCACGTCTTACTGACGATAGCAAAGGATTTAATCTTGGTAAAACTACTGAGGTTCTTCGCGATGAACTTAAGTTTACAAAGTTCATTGGTCGTCTCCGTAAAAGATTCTCTGAGATGTTCCACGACATGCTCAAGACTCAACTCATTCTTAAAGGAGTAATTTCTCCTGAAGACTGGGATGATATGAAGGAGCATATCCAGTATGACTATCTCTTCGACAATCATTTCAATGAACTAAAAGAAATTGAAATGATGAACCAGAGGATGATGACTGTAAGTCAGATGGATCCTTTTGTTGGTAAGTATTTCTCTGTTGAATATATCCGTCGTCATGTTCTAAATCAAAAAGATACAGAATACAAGGATATTGATAAGCAGATAAAAGCAGAGATTGCTTCTGGTATCTCTATTGATCCAGCAGAAACAAATGCTATGGATCAAATGACAGCAGCAAACACTGCCCTTGCTCCTGAAATTCAGGATCAGCAAGCACAAGATGCAGCGGAAAGACAAGAACTTGCTGCGGATGCTGCGTCGGAAAGAGAAGTGAAAAAAGCAAAATCAATGCCTTCACCTTCTACAAATAATAAATAAATTATACAGAATACTTATTATGGAACAACATAACCCTGAACCTGGCGTGGTAAATATCGTTGATAAGATCAGCGACAACGACAGGGCATCTGCTATTGATGCTATTCATGATCTACTTTTTGCTAAAGCATCTGATGCTATGGCAACATACAAGCAGGTTGCCGCGAATACATTCTTTGACGAACCCACAGAAACGGAAGAACCCGATGAAACTGATAACGGAAACGATTGAAAACGTCAAAATCCTTACTGAGGAAAGAGACGGAAAGAAACTTCTTTATATTGAAGGAGTATTTTTACAGTCAGAACTAAAGAACCGTAATGGTCGCATGTATCCTTTCGATGTTCTCAACAATGAAGTTGAGAGATACAACGAAGAGTATGTAAAATCAAAGCGTGCTCTAGGTGAACTCGGTCATCCTGATGGTCCTACTATCAATCTTGATAGAGTATCACATAGAATTACAAGTCTTCGCGCTGAAGGAAATAACTTCATTGGTAAGGCACAAATTCTTGATACACCTATGGGACAGATTGCTAAGTCTTTACTTGGCGAAGGAGTTCAGTTAGGTGTTTCATCCCGTGGTATGGGAAGCATCGAAAAGCGTGAAGATACTTCAGTAGTTCGCGATGACTTCATGCTTACAACTGCTGCTGATATTGTAGCAGATCCTTCTGCTCCTGATGCATTTGTTAATGGCATCATGGAAGGTAAAGAATGGGTATGGGACAACGGTATTCTCAAGGAATCAAAAGTTGATAAATACCAACGTTATATCAATGGCGCTCCGCGTCGTGAGTTAGAAGAGAGAACACTCAAGGTGTTTGAGGATTTCCTCGGAAAGCTTTGATTTATAAATAAACTTAGATTAATTATTTACGGAAAATTACGAGGTAATCTCAAATGTCAGATATGTTAAATGAAAAATTTGAGGAGTTCGTTACCGAGCAAAAGGTGATTGTAGAAGCTGGCGATCCAATGCCAACAGTTTCTGCTAACATTATCCCCGGTGCTGGTAGCGAACCCTCTCAGGTTTCTGACGCGCAGACTGGTTCTGGCGGCAAGGATCCTATGCCTTCAGTTCAACCAGGTGTTGCTCCTGGACAATCTGCTGCTGCAGATTTAGGTGGAACTTCCACCGCTCCTAATGAGGATGATGATGATGGCGAAGAGAATCCTGGCGCTAAAGCGGCAGCACCTATTTCGCAAGTATCTGGAGATCCCCAACAGCGTGCCGGTAGTCCTGACGCTATGCCTACCGTTGGTGCTGATGTTGCATACGCGACTAGTACTGGACCTGCTGTTACTTACCCCATCAAGCCTTCCTTTGAAGAACTTGATGTTTCCGCTGATGTTGCCGCTCTAGTAGAAGGCACAGAACTCTCTGAAGAGTTCGCTGAGAAAGCAAAAGTCATTTTTGAGGCTGCTGTCAAAGCGAAAATCTCTGAGGAGTATGACAAACTTGTAGAGCACTTTGCTGCTGAACTCGATAAGCACGTATCATCTGCTAAGGCAGAACTTTCCGAGGAAGTAGACGGCACAGTGTCCTATGCCATCGGTCAATGGATGGAGCAAAACCAAGTTGCTATTGACCGTGGAATCAGAAATGAGATCACTACAGACTTCATCGCAGGTTTGAAGGGTCTCTTTGAAGAGCACTACATTTCTATTCCCGACGAGAAAGTCGATGTTGTAGAAGGTATGGCCGAATCAATTCGTGAAATGGAAACCCGCCTTGACGAACAGGTCAAAGCAAACGTGAAATTACAAAATCGTCTTAATGAGTCTGCCAAACTCAATATTCTGTCCACCGTGTCAGAAGGACTTGCAGATACTCAGAAAGAAAAACTCGCAGCACTTGCTGAGGGTCTAGAGTTTGTCTCGGAAGAGTCATTCTCCAAGAAGGTTACGACCATCAAGGAGTCTTACTTCAAAGAGTCAATCGCTACCCCAACGGAAGTTGTTGATGAATCCCCAGTCGAAGGTGTAGATGATGCTAACCCAGTAATGGCGCAGTATCTGAAAGCACTTGACCGCTGGTCCTAATAATAAACCCCACATTTTTCAAACAAGAGCAAACAAATGTTTAATTCAAAAGCTCTAACCGAAAAGTGGTCTCCTGTTCTAAGTCATGAAGGCGCTGGTGCCATCAAAGACAACTATAGAAAGGCTGTTACCGCTGTTCTGTTAGAAAACACAGAAAATCAACTACGCGAAGAGCGTGGTATGATGAACGAAGCTAGTACTGTTGGAGCTATCAGCGCAGCTGGTGGACAAGCACTAGGTGGTTCTGGTCTAACCACCAAGACTGGTGGACTTGCAGGTTTCGATCCTGTAATGATCAACCTTATCCGTCGTGCAGCACCTAACTTGGTTGCATACGACATCTGTGGCGTTCAACCCATGAGCGGTCCTACTGGACTTATCTTCGCAATGAAGAGCCACTACAACACCAGAGCTGGCGCTGAGGCACTCTACAACGAGCCTGACACCAACTTCTCTGGAAACACACAGGGTCCTGGTGCATACAACGATCCCGTATCTCCTCTTGGCGATGGCGGCACGACTGATGCTAACCCTGGTCTGCTTAACGACGCCACTGGCGGCGGCACAACTGCTGCTAACTACGAGCGCCAAGCAGGCAACATTGCTAGAGAAACAGCAGAAGTTCTTGGATCGGGTTCGACCTTGTTCAACGAAATGGACTTCAGCATCGAGAAGACTGCGGTCACTGCTAAGACCAGAGCTCTTCGCGCTGAGTACACTCTAGAATTGGCACAAGACCTTAAGGCAATCCACGGTCTTGATGCAGAGCAGGAACTCGCTAACCTATTGTCTAGCGAAATCCTTGCTGAGATCAACCGTGAGGTTGTTCGTACCGTTTACACCGTTGCTAAGCCTGGTGCTCAGAACAACGTTGCTAACGCTGGTGTATTTGACCTCGACGTTGACAGCAACGGTCGTTGGTCGGTTGAGAAGTTCAAAGGACTTATGTTCCAAATCGAGCGCGATGCTAACGCTATCGCACAAGAGACTCGTAGAGGAAAGGGCAACTTCATCGTCACTTCTGCTGACGTTGCTTCTGCTCTTGCCATGTCTGGCACACTCGACTATTCCTCAGGTCTAACTGGTGCTGGTGGTCCTTCCATCGGTGATGTTGATGACACCGGAAACCTTCTAGTCGGCACCATGAACGGTCGCATTAAGGTCTATGTTGATCCTTACTCTGCTAACGTTTCTAACACCCACTACTACGTAGTTGGTTATAAGGGTTCTTCCCCTTATGACGCAGGACTATTCTACTGCCCCTACGTTCCCCTCCAGATGCTCCGCAGCATCGATCCTCAGACCTTCCAACCTAAGATTGGTTTCAAGACCCGCTACGGCATGGTCAGCAATCCTTTCGTTGAGTCGTCTGCAGGCACACCTGATGCTGAAGCACTCACCGCTTCTAAGAACCAGTACTACAGACGTGTTCGCGTTGCGAACCTCGCCTGATATCGGTTATCACGAAATCAACACAGGGACCCTGCGGGGTCCCTTTTTTTGTGCTTAAATAGAACTAGTAATACTTTATCATTATGCCTCGTGGTCGCTTACACAAAACAGATATGCTTGCAAAGGTGTATAGATTAAAAACTGAACTGTATGATAAAGAAACAAATCCTGGTATGACAGGTCAGTGGTATGACGGAGCTCATGATTCACTAGATAAGATATTAGATATAATTAATGAATACGCACAATGAATAATAACACAATAGAAGACGTAACTGACTCACAAAAAGACTGGGAAGACTTCTGGTATAACGAGGATAAATAGTATCAGCTTGGGAAGTTGACATGTCTGCTAATTGGTATAAGGAACAACCTACTAACAGGAATTTCTTGAACCCTATTGGTTATCTCCTCAAATTAGAAAAATTTGAAGGAGTAGATTTCTTTTGTCAAAGAGCAAATGTCCCCGACATTACAATGCCAACTACGGAAGTAGTAAGTCCTTTCAGGAACTTACCTATTGTTCCTTCTGGCGGAGTAGCGTTTGGGGATTTTTCTGTATCTTTTATTGTTGATGAAGATTTAAAAAATTATAATAGTATTCATAAATGGATACGTGATAACGGTAATGCAGATCAGATGCAACGCACTACAAAAGAATCAGATATCTATACTAACGCTCAATTGCATATTGTTACTTCACAATACAATCCAGCATTTGTTGTAGAATTTAGAAACATATTTCCTGTATCACTATCAGGTTTGCAATTTGATGCTACAATAACAGATGTAGAATACATTACTGCTGAAATTACATTCAAGCATCAACAGTTCTTCATTCGTGATAAAAACTTACAACCTCTATGAATTTTGAAACCCTTCGTAATAAATTTGATAAACTAAGAGAAGACTGGACAGAAGATTCTGCAGTTGACTTTCAATTTAAGAACAAACAGTATACCACGGATCTAGGGCAACTCGCATTATCGATCCCTTTCCAACATAATAAATACTTAAACCATTACACTGACATTCAGCAGATCAAGACTTCGCTGGAATTTGAGACCCGCAAACTGGTAAAGAATAAGCGTGAGTATTACTCAGGCGAAGCAGACGCTAAGACCTACGCTGCTAAACCATTCGGATCAAGCATTAAGACTTCGGAAAAAATGAGAACTTACCTTGAGGCAGATGAGGAGATCATCAACCTTGAGGCGAAGATCAAATATCTAGACCAGATGCTTTACTGGTTGGATCAAGTCATGCGTCAAATTTCTAATAGAGGTTTTCAGGTCAAGAGTGCCATTGAGTGGGAGAAATTCGTTAATGGACAATGATGACCACCCTCAGTATTAAAAAGAAAAACGAAGTATACGTTACCATTCAATCTGCTGAGCCACATGTACATCAGGAGCTCTCAGATTATTTTTCGTTTGAAGTTCCCGAAGCAAAGTTCCTGAAGAAGAACCCCAGATACAAATACTGGGATGGAACTATTCGTCTGTACTCTCCTGGTACGGGCGACCTTTATGGTGGTCTAATGAAGCACCTGCAGGTGTGGGCTGACGAGCGACAATATAAAGTTGAATATGAAATGAATGACTGGTATGGAGAAGTCAGAGAAACTAATGACTTTGTTTCATACGCAGGCATTGAAACATTTATGAATAAAATTACACGATCTGAAATCAAACCAAGGGTTTATCAGTATCGTGCTGTTTACGAAGCAATTAAAAATAATAGAAAGCTCTTACTTTCTCCTACGGGCAGCGGAAAGAGTTTGATGATCTATTCCCTCGTCAGATACTATACTGCTACCAACAAGAAAACGCTCATCATCGTTCCTACTACGTCCCTGGTGGAACAGATGGTCAATGACTTTAATGACTACGGGTGGAATGCTGACGATCATGTGCATAAGATATATTCCGGCAAGGATAAGAATACGGATAAACCAATTGTTATATCAACCTGGCAATCCATCTACAAGTTTCCAAAAAGATACTTTGATGATATTGATTGTGTTATCGGTGATGAGGCACACCTATTTAAGTCGAAGTCCCTCACAGGAATCATGACTAAGTTGCATAACGCAAAGTATAGGTTTGGTTTTACTGGAACTCTAGACGGGAGTAAAACTCACAAGTGGGTGTTGGAAGGATTGTTTGGTGATTGCGAACAAGTTACTAAAACAGACAGTTTAATTAAGGAAGGTTATCTTTCTAAATTTAGGATCAAAATCTTACTTTGTAAACATGCCCCGCAACACTTTGAATCATATCACGAGGAGATTGATTACCTAGTAGAACATCGTGGTAGAAATAATTTGATTAAAAATTTAGTAAAAGATATTGAAGGAAACACTCTTGTGTTATTTAACTATATCGAGAAGCACGGTGAACCACTTCTGGAATTGATAAATAGCACCATAGACCCCGAGCGAAAAGTATTTTTTGTTCACGGTGGTACTGATGTAGAAGATAGAGAACAAGTCCGACAACTTACTGAAACCGAGAACAATGCTGTAATCATTGCTTCTTACGGCACATTCTCTACAGGGATTAACATCAAACGATTACACAATATTATTTTTGCTTCCCCAAGTAAGTCGCGCATTCGCAACCTCCAGTCCATCGGACGTGTCCTCAGGAAAGGCGAAGGAAAAGATATAGCAACCTTATACGATATAGCTGATGACATTGGCGGTCAGAACTATACCCTTAGACATTTGAATGAAAGAGTTAACATTTACAATGAAGAGAATTTTAAGTATGAGGTTATAAAAGTAAACCTTAGAGCAAATTAAATATGGAAGAAGAATTCTATGCAACTATTAAATTAGTATCCGGCGAAGAGTTAGTATCTAAAGTATGTTATCTTACTGAAGAAAACAAGGTTATGTTAGAGAGACCTCTTATAGTTGAGAACTCTAAACAAAGAAAAGGTCAGTTAGAAGTATCAGGTTTTTGTTTAAAAGAATGGATCTCTGCTACGTTTGATAATATGTTTGTTATCAACAAAGATCATGTATTAACTATGGTTGAGATTGAAGGTGAGATTGTAGACTTCTATGAAAAAACTCTTCTCCGTATGGAGACTGGAAAGTCTCTAGCAGGAAAGGGTAATAAATTACCTAGGGGATCTGGATACCTAGGATCAGTAAAAGAAATGAAAAAATCTTTAGAAGATCTATTTAATAAAAGCTAAAAACTACAACCCTTCTGAACTCTGACATAGTTATTCTACTGAGTTTATGAGGATCTGTCAAGCTTTGACAATAATCGAATAAAGTGGTATACTTAATATTATGATAATGTAAGGCAAACCGTGGCATACACAGTAATGGCAAAAAGAAAGCAAACCGAATACTACGTTAATAACAAGGAGTTTCTCGCTGCTATTACTGAGTATCGAGATAAAGTTATTAGAGCAAAAGAATTGGGTAAACCTAAACCCATGGTCAATAATTATATTGGTGGGTGTTTCCTTAAGATCGCTACACATCTATCATACAAACCAAACTTTGTCAACTACATGTTCCGTGAGGACATGATCTGTGATGGTATTGAGAACTGCTTGCAGTATATTGACAACTTCAATCCAGAGAAATCTCAGAACCCGTTTGCTTACTTCACCCAGATTATCTATTACGCTTTCTTACGTCGTATTCAGAAAGAGAAAAAGCAACTAGAGATCAAGGGCAAGATCCTAGAGAGATCTGGACATGACGAAGTTATGCATACCGATTCTTATGACGGTACAATGTCTGGTATGAACGCTTCTTACTCTGACATGGGTAGTATCAAAGAAAACATTGAGACAAGAATGAACCGATGAATTATGAATGGTATGAAACTCCCTATGGAAAATTCCGTGTTGAAAAGAAACAGTTTGGAACGTGGTCTAGCTTTGGTGAGGATGGCGAGGGAATCGTCACAGGCGGTACGAGGGAATCTGTCATGGAAGGAACGCCATTCCACTTGGAAGGTGTCGCTACCAACTGGGCAAACTGTAAATACTCAGCACAATACGATGGGACAGTGAGCGGTAAGTTATGAAGATTGCTTTAATTACTGATCAGCATTTAGATGGGAGAAAAGGTTCTTTAGCATTCTGGAACTACTGGCAACAATTTTATGATAATATCTTTTTCCCAACTCTTGAAAAAGAAGGTATCGATACCGTCATTGATCTTGGCGACACATTTGATAATCGAAAGTCTATGGACTTTAATACTTATCACCGTGTGCGTGAAAATTACTTTGAAAAATTAACAAAGTATAACGTTCATATGTTGCTTGGTAATCACTGCACTTACTATAAGAACACCAACCGCATCAACTCACCAGAACTTCTATTAGAGAAGTATCACAACATCACAATCTATTCCGAACCTAAGCATCTAAAACTTGGAAACAAAAAGTTCCTGATGCTGCCATGGATCAATAAAGAAAACCTAGAAGAAGTAACAAATTTTCTTAATACTAGTGAAGCAGATATCTGCTGTGGACATCTAGAACTTTCTGGATTTGAGATTACTCCAGGTATGAAGATGGATCATGGTATGGATGCTGGTTTATTCCATCGTTTCAAACGTGTATGGTCTGGACACTATCACCACAAATCTAAAAAGGGCAACGTTCAATACCTAGGTAATCCTTACCAGATGTATTGGAATGATTATAAAGATGCTCGTGGTTTCCATATCTACGATACTGAAAGTGATCGACTTAAGTTTGTCGCAAATCCATATGAGATCTTCGACAAAATTTTCTATGACGATACCAGTGCGGACTACAACAAACAAGATGTGTCTAGTTATAAAGACAAGTTCATCAAGATCGTTGTCAACGAAAAACGAGACTACCAAATGTTTGAAACATTAGTTGATCGTCTTTACAACGTAGGAGTCCACGATGTAAAAATTGTAGAGACCTTAGTTGATGTTGAAGATCAGGTAGACCTTGAAGTTTCTACTAAAGATACACTCACTCTTCTTAATGAGTATATTGATGAGGTGGAAATGACCGTAGACAAATCTGATCTTAAGAGTTTAATGAGATCTCTATATATTGAGAGTTGTAACGTTGCATAGTTATGTTTATTGTAACTTTAGAAAATCAACCTGATGGTGTCTACTCTATCTTCGATGATGATGAGGATAGAGTAATCCCCATATTTCAGGAAGAAGAAGATGCAGACAGATATCTCATGATGCTGGAGGATGATGAAGATTACCCTCCTATGGAGATTTTGGATATTGACGACCATGTTATAATAGCAGTATGTCAAGAACGCGGTCATAAATTTTCTATTATTACTGCTGACGATTTTTTAATTCCCCCTGATGATTCTAAAGAATGATTATTTTTAAAAAAATTCGTTGGAAGAATTTTCTTTCGACGGGTAATGTTTTTAGTGAAGTTGATTTACGAGCATCCAAAACTAATCTGATCATAGGATCAAACGGCGCAGGTAAGAGTACCATTCTAGATGCTCTTACCTTTTCTTTGTTTGGGAAACCATTTCGTAAGATTAACAAACCGATGCTAGTAAACAGTATCAACGAAAAAGATTGTTTAACTGAGATTGAATTTAGTATTGGTAAGAAAGAATACAAAGTGGTTCGCGGGGTAAAACCAAATGTATTTGAAATTTACTGCAACGATCAGTTGTGGAATCAAGAGAGCTCTTTAGTAGAACAGCAAAAGAACTTTGAGAATAATGTTCTCAAGATGAACTACAAGTCATTCACACAGATTGTGGTGCTTGGTTCTTCTACGTTTGTTCCATTCATGCGTCTGCCTCTGGCACAACGTCGTGAGATTATCGAAGACATTCTAGACATCCAAGTATTCTCCACGATGAATGTTCTTCTTCGTGATAAAGTTAGAGAAAATAACGAACACATTAAGACACTTGATTATGAAATCCATCTTGTGTCAGAGAAGATAGATCTCCAGAAAAAGTATATGCTTGAACTGGAAAAGAAAACTAAGGAAGAGATCACTCGTAAAGAGAATAAGATCGCTGAACTGTTGGGAGATGAGAATACTCAGCACCAAGAGATTGCGCGACTATCGTCTGAAGTTGAAAAACATTCTAAAGAAATGGAAGCGGTGTCTACCAGCACTTCAAAACTGAAGAAGTTAAACACTTTTCTAATTAAAGTACAGGGTAAATTAAAGACATGTAAAAAAGAACATGAGTTTTTTGAAAAGAATCATGTGTGTCCTACATGCACTCAGGACCTATCGGAAGAATTTCGTGATGAAAAATTGGAGTCTGGAAAGACTAAGGTTGAAGAAATGCTTGTAGGATACAATGATATCCTTTCTGCTATAGGAGAAGAGGAAGTTAAGTTTAATAAATTTACTGAGCTGTCAAGTCAGGTCATGTCAATCAACAACTCCATCAGTCAATCTAACTTCCAGATCACGTCATTCAGAAAAACTATTTCTGATATCGAATCTGAGATTAAAGAACTGGAAGGTAGCAACCCAGACAAGAAAGCAGAGTTTGTAAAACTTGAGGGTCTTGTTAGGAATAAAAAACAATTGGGTGGCACACTTGCAGAGAACCGTAAGGACCGTGATACCCTATTAGTGGCATCGCAACTGCTAAAAGACAATGGTATCAAGACTAGGATCATCAAGACCTATCTTCCAGCGATGAATCAACTCATCAATCAGTATCTGCAGAGTATGGACTTTTATGTCAACTTTACACTAAACGAGAACTTTGAGGAGATAATTAAGTCTAGGTATAGAGATGTGTTTTCTTATGATTCGTTCAGTGAAGGAGAGAAATCTCGTATTGATATTGCTCTGTTGCTTACTTGGCGTTCTATTGCTAAACTTAAGAATAGTGTGGATACTAACCTCCTTATCTTAGATGAGATTTTTGACAGTTCATTGGATCAGCAAGGTGGTATGGATCTAAGTTGGATCCTACGTAACTTTGATGACAACTCAAACATCTATGTTATCAGTCATAGAGAAAACCTTGACGGTAAATTTGAGAGAACTATCACAGCAGAGAAAGAAAAGAACTTCTCCGTGATCCGAGAGACAGTTTCTGAACTGGACTAGGGGTGCCTTCGGGCACCCTTTTTTTGTATATACTAGTAGCATCAACAAAACGAACGTATGTCATCCCAAGAGATCAAAGGAAACCTAGCACGACTGCTCGCAACAGAGAACCTGATTGTGGAGCACCGTAGAGTCGCTACAGCGTCCTTTGATGTGGATCGTCGTGTGTTGACTCTCCCTAACTGGGACAAGGCATCCAGCACCGTCTATGACCTTCTGGTGGGACACGAGGTAGGACATGCTCTCTTCACTCCTAATGAAGACTGGACTAATATGTTTGACTGTCCTAAAGATTTTGTTAACGTGATTGAGGATGCTCGTATCGAGAAGATGATGAAGCAAAAGTATCCTGGTCTTCGCAAGTCATTTGCTGGTGGATATAAAGAACTAAACGATCAGGACTTCTTTGGTATTGCTGACGAAGATCTTAATACATTCAGTCTGATCGATCGTATCAATCTTCACTTCAAGATTGGTGCAGGTGCTATGGTTCCTTTCTCTATTGAAGAAAAAGTATTTGTAGCTCGCACAGATGTTGCTGAAACCTTTGATGAGGTTTGTCAGATTGCTGTTGATGTATACGAATTCAGTAAGCAAGAACAGGAGCAAGAGCAAACACCAGAAGCAGAAATGCCTGCCAATCAATCTTCTGAAGGTAAAGAAGGTGAGATGACGCATGAGGAAATGCTAGAAGAAGCACAACGTCGCGAAGAAAATAACACTAGTTCTACTAGTCAACCACAACCACATGTTGGAGAAGACTATGATGACGAAGAGGAGATAGAAGGTTCTAAGACACAGGATTCTTTCAACGATGCTGCTAAGAAATTAACAGATCGTTTTGGTGATAATTCTAAGTATGTTGAGATCCCTTCTTCTGTTAACTTGGAAGATTATATTGCTGACTGGACTGAAGTTCATGGTTGGATTGATGAACAGCGCGAAGCATTTGTTAATGATCCTGATGCTACTGACAATCGTTATGACCGATACATAGAAGTTGATACTGCTTTTGATACATTTCGTAAACAATCTCAGAAAGAAGTAAACTACCTAGTAAAAGAATTTGAATGTCGTAAGTCTGCTGATGCCTATGCTCGTGCTAGCCAATCTAAAACTGGTGTTCTTGATACTTCAAAGCTTCATACTTATAAGTATAATGAAGACCTATTTAAGAAAGTAACAGTTATACCTGATGGTAAAAACCATGGTCTGATTTTTATTCTTGATTGGTCTGGTTCTATGCAGAATGAGTTGTTAGCCACGGTAAAGCAACTACTTAACTTGACTGCATTTTGTAAGAAGGTTCAGATTCCATTTGAAGTATATGCTTTCACTAATGAGTGGTATGCTGTCCGTCGTGCCAAAGAGGGTAATAGTGAATACCTATCTAATGAAGAATACTTTGCGAGTCGTGGTTGTGTGGATGGAGAGATCTTCCTCCACAAAGGTATGTTCCATTTGATGAATGTTATATCTTCGCGATCTAATGCCAAGAACTACGAACGTATGTGTCTCAATTTGTTTAGGGAAGCATATTGCTATAAGCATTATGTTTCATATCGTAGCACTGTTGGAGTTGGTCTTTCTGGAACTCCTTTGAATGAGAGTGTCATTATGTTGAACTATATTATTCCTGAGTTTAAGAAACAGAACAACCTACAAAAAGTAAATGTTTGTATTCTTACTGATGGCGAAAGTTGTCAGGCATCTTATGGTCGTAGATATTACAACGAACATAAAGACGAGCACTATGTTCGTCCACATCGTTTAGAATATTCCACCATACTTCGTGATCGCCAGACCGGTCGTATGTATTCTTCTATGAGTGGATGGGAAGAATCTACTAACACCTTTATTAAACAAGTTCGCGATCGTAATTCTGGAGTAAACGTTATTGGGTTTCGTATTATGGCTGGTAGTCAACTCTCTAATTTTGTTGGTTCTTATGGCGACCTTGCTTACTACGGTGAGGTTCAGAAACAATGGAGGAAACTAAAGTCTGCTATTATTCCTATGCCTAAAGGATACACTGCATTGTATGCTATTTCTAATAATGCTCTTGGTGGAGAAAATGATTCTGATATGACAGAACTAGATTCTGGTGCTAAGAAGAGTGAAATCAGTAAAGCCTTTAAGAAAATGCTTAGTTCAAAATCCACCAATAAGAAACTCCTGAGTTCCTTCATCGAGTATGTCAGTTGAAGCACTGTCCACTCCTCCCCTAATCCCACCTCACCCTGTTCTATAATAACTACATCAACGAAACGCACCATGCCTGCCAAACTCGATCTTACTGCAACTCAACTCGCTTCTTTCCTATCAGAAAATTTTGGCAACGATGTCAATGCCGAGCATGTTCGTTCTGCCTGTGATCACTTTGGTATCACCTATGCTACTGCTACCAAGCGTCTGCGTGATTTCTATGTCAAGCGTGGCACTTGGAACTTGACAGTACAAGAGCGTCTAGAGCAAACCTACGAAGCACCTGCTGGTATTCCTGTTTCTGAAAACCAGGAACAGAACCTCGTTCCTGATAAAGATGATAACTTTGTTCCATTCGGAAACTTTGCTGACGTAAAGAAGATCATCAAGTCTAAGATTTTCTATCCTACATTCATTACTGGTCTCTCTGGTAATGGCAAAACGTTCTCTGTAGAGCAAGCATGTGCTGCTCTTGGACGTGAATTGATTCGTGTAAACATTACTATTGAAACTGATGAGGACGATCTTATTGGTGGTTTTCGCCTTGTCGATGGGTCAACTGTTTGGCATAACGGACCTGTCGTGGAAGCACTCGAACGTGGAGCAATCCTGCTACTCGATGAAGTTGACCTTGCTTCTAACAAAATCCTTTGTCTCCAATCCATCCTTGAAGGCAAGGGTGTGTTCCTGAAGAAGACCGGTAGTTATGTGAGACCTGCTGCTGGTTTCAATGTCATCGCTACTGCCAACACTAAGGGTAAGGGTTCTGATGATGGTCGTTTCATTGGCACTAATGTTCTCAACGAAGCATTTCTTGAGCGTTTTGCTTTAACCTTCGAGCAGGAGTATCCTACTGTTGCGGTAGAAACTAATATTCTTGTTCGTATTGCTGCATCTGTAGGTAAGCATGACGAAGACTTCTGTAAGAATCTTGCTAACTGGGCTGACATTATCCGTAAGACATTTGCTGATGGTGGTATCGATGAGGTTATTTCTACCCGTCGTCTGGTCCACATCATGCGAGCATATGCTATCTGGGGTGATCGCATGAAGGCAATCAAGGTCTGTGTAAATCGTTTTGATGATGAGACCAAGCAGTCTTTCATTGAATTGTATGATAAAATCGATGCTGACGTTCAAACCGAGGAGGAGGAAAATGTCAATATTTCGTTCTGAAAAATTTCACGGATACGTGAATTGTCTTGCCATGCTTGACACTGGCAAGACTGTCAAAATTATGGGTGGCGATGGTTTGAAGTTGTTTGTCAAAGACCTTGACGGCAACGTTGAAGAATGCTACCATAGTAGTCTACGCTTAATTTGGGATAATTGAATGGCGAAAAAATACAATGAAGATGCTCTGTTGAAAGAGTTGAGTGATTACATTTCTGGAACTTATGGACAACACTATTCTGCTGGTAACGACAGCATTCAAACGTTAGATCTTATTGAAGCATGTGGAGACGCTGAGGCATTCTGTCGTAGCAACATCCTCAAGTATGCTTCACGCTACGATCGTAAAGGCACTGCCCGTCGTGATATCATTAAGATCCTTCACTACGCATTGTTGCTGCTCCACTTCTCTGACAAAACTTCCAACCGCGAAACCTATCCTCAATGAGTAAAGTTATTCTTTCTAGAAAAACCCTAGATGTTCTCAAAAACTTCAGTACTATCAATTCCTCGATTGTCTTCCGTAAAGGATCCACGGTTAGAACTATCTCTAATGCAGAGAACATCCTCGCAAAGTTTACTGGCGAGGAAGTGTTTCCGGTTGACTTCGCTATCTATGATCTTAGTCAGTTCCTTTCTGGGATCTCTTTGTTTAGCGATCCTCAGCTTGAGTTTGACAACGAAAATTTTGTCAGCATCCGTGGCGGTCGTCAGTCTGCTCGCTATTTCTTTTCTGACCCAGAGATTACGCTCAAGTCTGCTCCAGAAAAAAACGTAAAGTTTCCTGGTTCTGATCTCCAGTTCAATCTGACTGGTGAAGATTTGATTGCTCTACAGAAAGCATCTGCTGTCTACAGTCTTCCTGATCTTACCTTCCAATCAATCGAAGGTCATGATGAGATTAAACTTATCCTCAGGGACAAAGAGAATGATACCAGTAATACTTATGATATCACTGTGGCAGGTTCTACTACTGGCACCTATTCTCTTGATCTTAAGATTGAAAACATTCGTCTGCTCCCTGGCGACTACACTGTCAAAGTATCTCAGCACCTTATTTCAGAGTGGACCAACGTAAACACTGACCTGACTTACTACATCGCCCTTGAACCTCAATGAGCAAAGAGTTTTTGTGGGTGGAGAAATACCGCCCAAACATTGTCGAAGATTGCATCCTTCCTGCTAGCACCAAACAAGTGTTTCAGGGTTTTGTCGATCAAGGAGAACTCCCTAACCTAATGCTGACAGGCACAGCAGGCGTTGGTAAGACCACTGTTGCTAAGGCACTGTGTGAGGAGATTGGTGCTTCTTACATCGTCATCAACGGGTCTGACGAGGGACGTTTCCTAGACACTATCAGGAACCGTGTCCGTCAGTTTGCCACGACTGTCTCTCTCACGTCTGGAGCATCCCACAAGGTGGTCATCATCGATGAGGCAGACAACACCACCAACGATGTTCAACTGTCTCTGAGGACTGCTGTGGAGGAGTTCCATAGCAACTGCCGTTTCATCTTTACCTGCAACTTCATCAATAAAATTATTGAACCGTTGCACTCACGTTGTACAGTTGTTGATTTTAGAATCAAACCTGAGCAGTCTACTCAACTTCAGGGAGAATTCTTTACTCGTCTCAAAACTATTCTGACGAATGAGAATGTTGAGTATGAAGACAAAGTTCTCGCGAAGCTTGTCAAGAGGTATTATCCTGATTGGCGTCGTCTTATTAACGAGTGCCAGCGTTATGCTGCCACAGGGAGTATTACTTCTGCTATC